GTAATGTTATAGAAAACATAAATAATTACTCATTAGAAAATGTTAAGTAATAAAAAATAAGAAATGATTAATAAAATAAATAGAAAGTCTATGATTATTAGACCTTCTTTTAGATCAACTGATTTCTTAACCCCAACTATAATAATGGGTTGCGGTTTTCAATGCTCTTATTGTTATTGTAAAAGATATAAAACAGAAGGTGTAGATGTAGCAACTAATATTAATGATATACTTACAGAAATTAATCATCATGTATGGTTTGCTGATGTAGAAAAACCTAATCAAACTCATCCTGAGTTTATAAGTTATGATTTAGGATGTAATTCAGATATGGCTCTACATGCTAAACATTATGACTGGGAAAAAGTTTTTAGTTTTTTTAGAGATCACCCTCTTGCTATGGGTTCATTTGCTACCAAGTATGTAAATAGTGAATTACTAAAATTTAATCCAGAAGGAAAAATTAGAATTAGATTTAGCTTGATGCCAGAAGATTGGCGAGAGTTATTAGAACCAAATACATCAGATATTAATTTAAGGCTTAATGCAGTTCCTAGATTTATAGATGCTGGTTATGAAGTTCATTTAAACTTTAGTCCTGTTATTGTTCATGACAATTGGTTAGATAAATATAGACATCTATTTAATTTAGTTGCTCATCATGCAAGAACAAACAATTGGGATAATAACTCTGTTAAGGCTGAAGTAATATTTCTTACTCATAATGAAGGAAAACACAAGTATAATCTAGCTCATAAGCTCCCAGGAGAACATTTATTATGGGTACCTAAAATACAGGAAAGGAAAATATCACAGTATGGTGGAGAAAATATTAGGTATGAGCATAATAGAAAAGCTGACTATATCAAACAATTTATTGAACTTCATGATGAGATAATCCCTTGGAATACAATTAGGTATTGTTTTACTTTTTTATTACTTTTGTCTCAAATTGTATAATTATGGGAACAAAAGAAATAAACATTACAGGTCAGAAATTCAATAAGTTAACAGCAATTAATTATGCCGGTAGTGAAAAATGGGTGTTTGAATGTGAATGCGGAAATTTTATTATTAAAAACGCTAGTGATGTAAAAAGAGGTAAAACAAAATCTTGTTCTAAATTATGTACTACAGGTAATCCAAGTAAACATCCTTTGTATCAAACTTGGGATGGAATTAAAAAAAGATGCTATCAAGTAGGAGCAACTGGATACAGTAACTATGGTGGTAGAGGTATTAAGATGTGTGATGAATGGAAAAATTCATTTTGGATTTTTGTAAGTGATATGGGTAATAAACCTTTCTCAGCTTCAACAATTGAGAGAATTGATAATAATGCTGACTATTGTAAAGAAAATTGTATTTGGGCAACTCCTAAAGAACAAGCTTCAAATAGAAGGAATAATATCTATGTCACTTATCAAGATGAAGTCTATACTCTTTATACTATTTGTAAGTTATTAAAGCTTAAACATAGCACCATTTACTGGAGATTACAAAGAACTTCATTATCTCCACAAGAGTACTTTGAGAAAAACATATTTTAACTATGACACTAAGAGATACGGAATTAATAGGTAAAAAACTTGTAAAACATGGATTTTTTAGATCAGCTAAAGATCATCAAGCTTATAGATTTAATGGAGTTAGCGGGTCTATATCATTATATTTTAATAAATCAGGAGAAACTTGGAAAGCTTTATTTATTCATGCAATAGATTATCACACATTAGTTGAATTTGATCATCATGAAGCTGTATTTACTCCAGAGTGGATAATAGAAGAACATAAGAAGTTACAAGCAATATTTAAATTTTTAAGATTATGATAAAAAATTTTAGTGATGTAAAAATAAAAAAACTTATACAAGATATATGTAATGAGCATGTCGCTGTTTCTAGATCAGAAGATAGCAATATTGGATATTTATGGCTAATGTATGCATCAGGTACGAAAAAAGGTCAGTTTAGACCATTCATTTTTTTAGCAGAATTAAACTTACTTTTGAAAACTGATTGTATAAAAAAAGATGAACAACATAATTTAATAAAAATGCTTACAAGTTCTGACTCAGATAATAGTTATCTTACAGCTTATTCCATTATTACTTTAAGAAATCAAAGAATTAAGAATATGGGCTTATGGACTTTAGAAAATGATAAGTATAAAGATGTAAATTATATTAGAGATATACTAAATACAGATATGTTTTTACTAAACAGTTAATAAAATGGCAAAAGTAATTTTAGAATATGATTCTATAGAAGATGCTAGAGCAGCTATAGACGGATGGTATTGGCAAAATGCAATGTGGGAATTAGATCAACACTTAAGATCTGAAATAAAGTATAATGATGTGGTAAATGAAGAAACTAAAGATACCTATGATCAAATTAGAAAAAAGATTAGAGAAATTTTAAGTAATAACAATATAAATTTAGACTTATGAATGAGACTATTGAAATAATAGCTATTACTATCATGGCTTTGAGTTTATTGTTGTTTTTATATAAATTAATAAAAGATGTCTAGATTAAAATGTATTAAATGTGAAAAACCTGCTACCACAAGATATAGTCCTGATTTAGACATTGAAGGTATTGGTATGTGTGATGAGCATGAAAAAGAAATAAAACTTGATTTACTTATTGCGCAGTTTGATTCTAAAGGTTGGGAAAAATTTGAAAAGAAATATTGTAATACTAAAAAGTAATGTTTTCAGGAAAATTTATAAAAAAAGAAGGAAAGCTTGTTTATAGCCGTATTCAGGATAAACTTGCTTATGAAATCTTTGTAGAAGGGTTGTCTGAGAATCAAGAAATTGAAATGTTTCTTGATCTTATAGCGCATGATCATACTAAAGCACAACTTGCAAAAGTTCATGCTTGTATTAGAGAATTGGCAAAAGAATCCGGTTATACTTTTGAAGAAATGAAACTGGTTATAAAAGAACAATCTGGACTAACTGGTAAGTCTTTTGGAGAGTGTAGTAAGAGTGATTTAATGTTAGCTATTGAAGCATGTATTCAAATAGGCAAAGATCAATTTAATATTAATCTTTAGAGTCGGGTTCAGATTCTTCTGGTTTAACCATATTATCTACATTGATTTCTTTTTCTTCAAAAGCATCATTCAAAGTAGCTTGTCTTTCAATCTCACCTAGTAACAAAGTTACTGTATAAAAAGATCTTTGCTCATCTGTCATTTCTGCGTAAGGCTTTTTAATCAATGTTTGTAAAAACTCTTCTGTAATACCTTTTTTTTGTAATTCTAAAAAAAGATTATATAATAAAGCTTTTACCATGATATAAAAACTCTTATTGACAGGAACATTGATGATAGCATCATCTTTTATTTCTTTAACTTTTACTGTACTCATAAAATTAATTTTTATCAAAAGTATAAAAAAAATGGATTTATCTGAAATTAAACAAAAAATGTTTGTCAAACTAACTGATAGTGGGTGGGATAGAATTTTTAAATCTTTTATATTTAGTTCTGAGTTTGATGATATAATATTAAAACTATGGAAGCTAAGCCAAGAAGAAAAAAGGTTTACACCACCTCTAAAATATTTATTCAGAGCATTTGAAGAATGCCCTTATGATAAACTACAAGTGGTGTTCATAGGACAAGATCCTTATCCAAAACTTGGTGCTGCCGATGGTATTGCATTTAGTTGTGCTAATAGTAATAGCATGCAGCCCAGTCTTAAATTTATCTTACAAGAAGTTGACAGAACTGTATACAATAATGATGTGGTAAGTAAAGATTTGGATCTTAAAAGATGGTCTAATCAAGGAATGCTAATGCTTAACACCGCACTTACTACTGAAGTGCAAAAGATTGGGGCCCATTATGAAATATGGAAATCATTTACTGCATATTTATTAGATTGGTTAAATAACTACAATCCGGGATTAATTTATGTGTACATGGGTAAAAAAGCTGAAGAATGGTCTGAGCTTACTAATGATAATAATTATAAGTTTACTGTTAAACATCCTGCTTCTGCTGCTTATACTGGCAGTAAATGGGATAGTAATGATATCTTTAATAAGATATCTAAAGTTGTAATGGAAAATAATGGTTACAAAATAATTTGGTAAAATGACAGAAATCTTTAATAAACTCATCAGAGAAGGTTTAACACCTAACACTTTTTATGTATTATATTGTGTCAAAGAAAAAATTGTAGTAGGCAACTTTGTAAATAAAGCATTAGAATGCACAAAATTACGAAATGATGGTTGGCTTGATGGAAATTTGCAATTAACATCAAAAAGTATTATCTTTATTACTGAAATAGATGGTTATTTCAGAAAAGCAAAAAAGAAAACTACTACAGATTTATTAGGAGATTCTTTTATTGAAAACATAAAACAATACAATGAGATATTTCCTAATATAAAACTTTCTAGTAGTAAATATGCTAGAGTAAATCCTAAAACTCTTGAGAATGGTTTTAGATGGTTTTTTGAGAATTATGATTATTCTTGGGAAGTAATTCTTAAAGCTACATTAAAATATGTTAATGAATATAGTATTCGTAGATATGACTATATGAGAACATCACAGTATTTTATCAGAAAACAAAATACTGATAAAACTTGGGATTCAGATTTAGCAACTTATTGTGAACTAATAATCAGTGGAGAAGATGAAGTAATAGATTATTTTAAAGAGAGAGTAGATTAATGAAAAATAAAAAGTTTTTAATTGCTTTAGCATTTTTAGGAACTTTGTTAGGTTGGTCTTTAACAGATATTTTCATAATTAAGTTAAGTATTTTACAATTTATAGGAATTGAGATACTTATAACTTTATTTCATGGATTATACAACCAAACAAAACTGAACATAATTAAAAATTCATAATATGAATCAATTCAATGGAGCCGCACCTTTAATACCGGTAAGTGAGAGAGATGCTCTCAAAAAAGCAATTTATAAAATAGATGCTAGAAGAAAAGGAAGACTGAAGTCATTAAAAAGTGCTTGGCCAAAATTTAATGATGCATTTTGTGATGGATTAGAATGGAGAACTATCACCGTTGTTGGTGCTAGACCTGGAACAGGTAAAACTTTATTTATGGAACAATTAATTGATGATATTATTCAATTTAATCAAGATCATGAATTTAGAATACTTAAGTTTCAGTTTGAAATGCTTGATGAAACCAATGGTATTAGAAAGCTTAGTTTAAATACAGGTTATGATTACAATTCTTTAATGAGTAAAGCAGAACCATTAGATGATGCTATATTTAACAAATGTGTTAATCTTTATCGCAAATCTGAAAACAGAGATGTTATTGATGTTGTGTATGATCCTTGTACAGTTGATGTAATGTGTGCAACAATACATCATCATATGGAAAAACATGCTGTAATGATTCAAGATAAAGATGGTAAAATGGTTAAAAAGTACAATAACATGCTTGTTACCATAGACCACTCAGCACTATTTAAAGTTGCCAAGGGAGAAAAAGATAAGTTTGAGATGCTGTATGCTCTAGGAGAAGCCCTTACTTATATGAAAAAACATTACCCTATAGCTTTTGTGGTGTTGAGTCAGCTCAATAGAAATATTGATCATCCGGACAGAGCTCGGGATGGAGAATATGGTAATTATGTATTAGATTCTGACTTATTCGGAGCAGATGCCTTATTGCAACATGCTGATGTAGTATTGGGTATAAATAAACCATCTATTAGAAAGATCAGACAATATGGTCCAGAAAAGTTTATCATTGAAGATGATGATACTCTAGTATTTCATTTTCTTAAATCTAGAAATGGTCTTACTAAAATTAGCTTCTTTAAATTAGATAGACAAAACATGAGAATCGTAGAGATGGATCCTCCAGCACAAGCTACAGCAATGAGTATAAAAAACAAATAATAAATTATGGATAGAAAAAAGAAAGAAAAAGAGTATTTTGCATATCATGCAAACACTTTTAAGAATTTAAAGCTTGCAAGTCCCAATTTTACATTAAAAATGGCTTTTTATGAAAAAGGTAAATTTGGAAGAAACATTCAGCTTTATGAAAGTGAGCTTAAAAGAAATGAAGATCTTTATATGGAATTCATTGATACAATAAGAGATGAACGGGGAAATGAAGTGGATTATTCTCCTATGTTGGAAGACAGACCTCTCTTTAAATTTAAGGCTAATCCTTTTTTTGCTGAGGAATATGAGCTTAGAGAAAGATCCGGAGGATATTCTGTATACATTATTTCAGTAAGTGAATTAATGGTTATACAGAAAGATGGAACTGAAATTTCTTATGCTCTTTATGAGAAAAGAAAAGAAGAGCAAAAAGCAAAAACAGACAGCTTACCTAAATTACAAAGTACATTATCAGTATTTCCGGATTTTGAAGAAGAAACTCTTGTCAAAAAATCTGATTTAAGTATTGATATTACACTTGAAGATGAAGAGTCAGTTTCAGATATTCTTAACAGAATGGCAAAAGATTTTCAAAAATTAGCATTAAAATTTGAATAACATGAGTATAGTACTTCCAACTAAAAAAGTGCAGGCTGAAAGACAAAATCCTAAAAGAATTGTGATTTATTCTAAGCCTAAGACTGGTAAAACTACTGCATACGCAGGACTTGAAGATAACCTTATTTTAGATTTAGAGAACGGGACAGACTTTGTTGAAGCTCTTAAAATAAAAGTAAATAATCTTCAAGAACTTTTGGACACTGGTAAAGCAATCAAAGCTGCAGGTAATCCATACAAGTTTGTTACTATTGATACAGTTACAGCCTTAGAAGATATGATACAACCTCTTGCTATCAAACTTTACCGGGCAACACCGATGGGAAAGAACTTTGATGGTGATAATGTAACAACACTACCAAATGGGGCAGGTTATTTATATATCCGTCAAGCATTCTTCCAAGTTTTAGATTTTATTGATACATTAGCGCCCACAATTATTCTATCAGGTCACATAAAAGACAAAGTGGTAGATGATAAAGGTGAAATGGTCATGTCTGCAAATATAGATTTGACAGGTAAAATAAAATCATTGATTTGTGCAAATGCTGATGCTATTGGTTACATGTATAGAAAAGGTAATAAAACTATTTTGTCATTTAAGACTAATGAAGAGGTTACATGTGGTGCAAGACCAGAACATTTACGTAATCAAGAAATAGTAATTACTGAAATAATTGATGGAGAGTTAAAAACTTCATGGGAAAAAGTATTCATTAACAAATAAAATAAAAACAAATGGGATTAAGTACAACTGATTTAGGAGGTGGTTCCTCTTTAGCAAAAACAATTGCTCCAGGCAATCATGTTTTAAAAGTAAATAACATTGAATTAGAAGATTTTCGATTCATTGATGGTGCAAAGCACTTGATATTACATGTAGAAACAGAGCCAATTGAGGGCTTTGAAGGTTTTTTGCTTGATAAAGATGATGAAAGTAAAGGCAGATATACCGGTCAAATTGGTAGAGTGAAAGCAAGTCAATATGCTTTTGCTGATGGTGAAACAAAATCTGGTATTAAAATTCAAAGAGATAGATCTGTTTTAATATTTTTACAGACTTTATCTAAAGCATTAGGAGTAAATGATTGGTTTGCTGAACAAGACGGTAAACATGAAACACTTGAAGACTTTGTTGATGCTTTTAATATTCAAGCTCCAATTAAAGATAAATATCTTAGGATGTGTGTAGCAGGTAAAGAATACTTGAACAAAGCTGGTTATACTACTTATGATATGTGGTTACCTAAAGCAGATAATAAAAAGTATGCACTTACTGAGTTAAATTCAGATAAAGTAATCACTTTTGATGAAACTAAGCATTTGAAAAAGTTGGAAGTTAAAGACGTAAATAATTTTGGAAATGATGATTTTACGAGTCCTGATATATCTTCTGATTTCAGCCTAGATTAATTAATCATAGGGGGAAGTCAAAAGCTTCCCCCTATTTTATTTTAAAGATATGATATCTACTAAAAATATAGTTTCTCAATTAGAAGACATAC